GAATTAGTTATTTCATCATAAAAGGTAGTAGATCCTTGGTCAAAAATATCAGTACCTTTATCAAATGCTGTAGGTATTGAAAAATTGCCTTGTGCAGAAACAACTAAAGTATTGTTATTCTCATTTACATCAATAGAAATACCAAAATTAGTATTACCGTCAGTACAAGGATTTGATATAATTTGTGTTAGTTCAAATGTACCATTTACACGAGTATAAACAGCAACTTGACCCTTAGCATTGATATTATAATAAGCAGTAGGATCTGATACAAACAAATATGTACCGTCGGCAGATACTTGAATTTGAGAACCAAAGGCTGTGCTATTTTCTAAAGGCGAATGTATTATTTGCTGTGCTGAAAAGTTTGCTGCAGATGTCACAGCAACTATGCCCGAAGAATGATTTGGTGCACTGATAGCAATAACATCTGCATTTCTAGAACCGCTAATAGAATGACCCCACTGATCTCCGTCAGCTAATGATATACCTGTCGGAAGAATAGATGTTGCGGCAGTTAAATTAGAAGTAAGGTATTTGTAAACTCGATTAGTGCCAGGCGAGCCTACCAATAATACTCTACTAGAACCTGTTTGTTGCAGATATAAACTAGCACCAAATCTAGCGCCCGAAGCAGGTGAAGGTGAAGTAATTAACGCAACTTGTGATTCTTCTAAGAATTGATCAATACTACTAACTTTTACAGCACCCGCAGAACTTGATGATGCAGGTGCTCCTGCATATATCAATCCGTAGCTGGAATCAGAATACACTGTATTATCATAAACTACAGAATACCCTAGACTTTCTCCGCCTTCAAAATCAGGATTGTATTGTGTAACCAATACAATCTTATCACCTTCTACGTTATAAAGAAAAACTCGACCCTGACCGCTATTAGGTGCAAATGTAGGAGCTCCTGATACCATAACAGAGCCGTCAATGGATACATCTATACTGTAGCCTAATCCATGGCCAGTCGGTGAAGTTGGAGATAGATGCGGTGTTGCGCTATAGTTGTCAATCTTTTCATAGACTACCCAAGGTGTGGATTGATCTTCAGCAGGATCAATCCAGTATAATGTACCATTAGGATGTTTGTATAGAACAGAATCATCGGGTAAATTATCAACAGAAGAATGTCTTGCACTGACAAATACAAATAAATTACCAGGAGACAGCAAGGGAGCATTAGTAATAGATGCTAGCGTACTGGCTACTGTAAATTGATTGTATTGAGGAACTGATTGAATAATATAAACACCGTCAACTTGGCTGTTAAAATTAACAACGGCAATAATAGTACCCGCAGTTAAATTATGGCTTTCTGAAGTTGTAAATGTAATTTGACTCACTGGCTTACTAACATACACTCCAATTACACGAGCATTAGAATTAGAATAGCGCAAAACATCCCATTGGCTATCTTGTCTGAAACCTAACCAAATTGTATCGCCTTCATTTAACCCGCTTGTGTTAGCAATGTCTAATAAACTATTTTCATTATATGCTGTTGCTGTAACATCATCGGATCTTACATATCCGGCATACAACAATTTTATTACATCAAGGGCAGCCGTTGTAATAAATGTTTGCGAAGAAATATATCCTGTTGGTGTTATTTCTAAATCACCAGGCAGGACATAATGTATTAAATTGTTAGCCGATGCAGGTGGTAGTTCGTTAACAAAGTTAACAATCTGTGGATTTTCTATAAAAGTACCTTCAACTAACGGTACTTCTAATTCCTGATATGTAGAATAAGATCCGTATTTGCCAACACGGAATGCCCATTCTTCGTTATAAGTAATATCACCTTGAAGATTTTGTAAACTGGCTTTGGCTAGTTTAGTAATGGCATTTTCTGTGCCTTTTTCTTTAATGAACCCTTGATAGAATTTATATTGAGCAATAGGATCTGTAAAAATGTTATTTAGATATACACGAGGAGTATAACCTGTTAGATGCTGCGCCATCTGTTGCTGGCCGGCATCAAAATTATCAATGTCTAAACTATAAAAATCCTGGAACTGATTAATTTTGTAATCAAGATTAGGCAATAGTCCCGATGTAGGTTTCTTTAATAATGCGTTCCACTGTGTTCCATCAAAAGATTTAGCAGCATCTACAGATTTAATTGCAGAATAGTAATTACCATTGTAATACACTACATCACCGGGCAAATAGGATACATATGGAGACCAAAAACTTGTGTTGGCTTCGTCAAATATAAACCCAGGGCTAAAGAAATCACCATTCCAGTTAGCTGTTCTAAAACCTAATAGCTTTACTCGTTTTTGACGGCTACCTGTTTCTATATCAAAAATAACATCGCCAAAATTATCAATATTGTCAAACACAATGCCGTGCTCTTTTTGTATGCAGTTTAATCTAGCAAAATATATACCGTCAGTATTAGGCAATGTAGCAATTGTACATAAACCATTTAATCTAGAAATAGATAAATTTTTCTGGGGATAGGTATTCCCGTCTGCTTTTAATATACTATAAGGATAAAAACTATCAAATAAATTATCGACTACTGCTCGATTGGCTTGATATTTTATTTGATTTGCAAATGGGCTCAGGGTAATGATGCTAGAATTTCCCCAATTCTGAGTAGACCAGAATAAAAATTCACTGGCAGAAAAACTCCAATCCAGCACAGTGCCTAAATCTGTATTATGCTCATCAAATATAAATCCCTGATCAGATAACCAGCGTCCGTAACCTATAATAATGTCGTACACTTCTTGTATAGAAGAAAATTCTGTTCCATATAAGACTTGCGATGCAGTCGGATTAAATGCCGCAGCAATTTGAACAGTAGCACCGCCCTTGGTCGGTACTCCAGGAAGAATTTGATACAAAGAAGAATTAAAAAGTTGTTCGGCTTGATGAGCCACAGTAACTCTATAATAGTTGTTTCCGTATTGCACAACTTGTCCAACGGGATAGAAATTTGTAGAATTTCCTGCCTTGGCGGTAGTAAGTTCAGCACTAGTTAATCCTGTAGAGCCAGTTGTGCCGCTAGGCGACCAAACAACATATGGTTCACTAACGCCGCCGATTGTCATTGCTCTTGAATTAGAATTTCTTAAAGGTGGATAATAGTTAAAATAAGGATTTTGTGTGTCATACCCTTTAACTACATAATTCCCATTATTTTTTTCAATAATAATTCCAGATATGCCTACAGATAGTATAGGGTTGCTAGAATTTAATCTAATACTATAATTTTGTTTAGGCAGCAAGGCGCCAGGGCTTGTAGTGGTAGGCTCGTAGGCATCAACAATAATCTGAAGTGTTGATTGATCTACAAATCCACCTGCTTTAAAAAATAGATTATAATTCACATAATCTAAATCTTGTTGTAACTCATTTAGATAGTTGCGGGTTCGTTGGCGTCCTACTTCTGATACCATAACACTATAACCGTTGGTCAGTGCATTATTTCGATCAAATATAGGAATATTTTTAATATTTAAAAATTCATAATTAGAACCATATGTCCATTGTCCTGCTGAATTTTTATACATACGACTAGGATCATACATATAGGATGCATAGACCAGCGGTCTTGTTAATGCCAATAGTTTTTGTAGCGCAAATGGCCAGTAACTACTACGACGCCACGCGGTTTCCTGGGGGCCGTGATCACCGGCTTTCCAACTTTCTCGAATATTGAATGGAGTTCCAGTAGTTAAGATACCGTCAGTAAGATCTAAAAGATTACCTAAATCGTCTACAGGAATAATTGTGCTTAGGCCAGGGCGAGCATAGAAAGAGTTAACACCTTCTGTAGGGCCACTGGCAATATAACCCTGCTCTAGATCGCCCCATAAGATTTCGTTGCCCGATGTATAAGGAGCAGGCCCGTATCGATCTGTCCACCATTCAGGTTTTTCTGTAAACCCTAACATTTCCCACGGAGATAGGTTAGGAGTTTCTGTATCATAAAAATATTTCAATATCGCTCTATAGGATCCAGATACTGCAGTGCCAAGTAGGGGGCTATAGGATCCTGTATAATTCCAAGTCTTAGGTTGATCAGAATTAAAGAACTCTGTATTGTCAGTATAGTCGATACCATACATACCTGCCCATTTGGTAAAATCTTCTGTAACAATAGAATTAATTTCATTAATAGAATAATCGGTTTTTCTAAAAGCACCCGGGATAATTGTATTAACATCTAAAAGATCAGAATTATAACTGACTTTAATATTGTTATAAACTCTCTTTTCAAACTCTAATAAAACTTGATCTCTATAATCGCCGTAGGCCACAGTAATACTACCATCGTGTCCTTGTATAACTACTGCAGGTGTTGCATAGGTGTTGTCAGTAAAAATAGAAGGAGTATATTTTGGGTATAATCCTAATTTACTCGGTGTAGGCGGAATAAACGAACCTCTAGTATCTGCATAATCTTTTATTACAATTACATCACCGATATTTAAAGATACAGAAATGTTAACCAAAGGATCAACAGTATCAAATGTATATTCGTGTCCGTGCACCAATTGTGTGCCGTTTAGATACACCAATATAGAGCGATGACTTAAAGAATTTAAATCAAATTCTGTATTCAATGGATAGCTGGTTACATTAACATCTTTAACTTTCCATGTATTGACTTTGGCATCATTGCCGTAGGCCAGCATATCAGAATGATAATACGGTGATAACGGTCCTTGGCTAACATTCATTAATGTCAGCGCTGTATCCAATGCTATTACAGGATCTGTTTGATTTGTTATATTTTTAAGTTGATTCAATAACGAAAACTTAAATTGGTTATATTGATTACTGACTTTTGTAATTGCATCTATTAGACTATGTTCTTTTTTACTGATAAACATATGTGCAAATGCCATCGGATTTGCATTAGATATTAATTGTGTTCCTAGGTGACCAATATTTCCTATATCTCTAAGATTATTACCACCTGTAATTGTTGTTTCATAATCAGATAGTTTATTAATTATAGAATTAACATGCTCAGTTAATTCACTTAGAGTAAACGACGAAAGACTACCATTTAATGGATTATTAGTTAAACTTAATGGTTCTAAATAATACCCCAAATCAGTAGGGGTACGATTTGTATAAGTTTCAACTATAACTGTAGTTTCTGCAGTTAGTGTATTAACAAAATTTATAAAATAACTACCAGCAGTGCTGGTTGTTATCGAATATGCACTATTTGGTAATCTGACCTGAGAATTATTTAAAAATACATCTACAACCAACGAACTATCAAGAGAGGGAGTATTAACTGATGTTAGTTGAATCGTAGATGTAGATGCTACTTGAGTTGTAACCTGTACAATAGGTAAATGATACTCAGGAACAACATCCCATACATTATAATAATTCTGTGCTATTTTAAAATAGGTAGTAGATGTCGGAACTGTATAAGATTGTAAAGAATTAATTACAACACTGATTTTTTCATTACTAAAGTAATTTGAAAATAAGAAACTACCTACCGCATTTGTATTTCGATAGGCCAAGGGGAATCCTAAATAAGGATCTACATTTCCTGTTCCTACCTGATAACCAAACAGATAATTGCCTGCAAAATTGCTTAGGTATTCTGCAGTATTACCATAGCTAACACCATTTTCATCAAATAGATCAAATAGCGGTGCTTGATTTAACTTTGTTTTTTGTTGTGCAAATATCCAGTTGGTGCCATTGTACCACCAACTAGTTCCTGCGTGTGTAGATCCGTTTGTAATTCCCACTACATCTAAAGGGCTAGGCACATTATCATACGCCGGTTGTAATGTAAGAGTTTTTTTACCTTTGATATTTAAAAATACAACTGTATAAATTTTTCCCCTAACTAGAGGATCTTCAGCAGCATTAAAAATAATTCTAAAACCCTGCTCTAATAAAACACCATCGATATAGGCAGGTGCAGTGCCAGTGGCACGATTAACTAGTTTACCATCAATATCATTAAATGGAAATAATGATTTGGTATCAATAAGATCAACTGGATCTACACCAATTGATCCAAAATTATAAAGTTGAATTCCTGCATTAAATTCAATAATAGGTCGCTGCGCTCGTTTATCGGCTGGAATAACTGGAGGGATACCGTTAGCTGCTGCACTGGCTACAATAACATCGTGGTGCACCCAACGATTATATCTAGACCAAGGATTTAAATCAGGACTAGCACGATTGATAGTAATATAATCAGGATTCACTGGCAATCGTCTATTAGAATCAAATCCGTAATTGTCAAATGTATCGCTGTCAAACTGATCGTGATACACAGATGCATAGCTAACATATTCGGTGTATGTATTTGCTGATGTTACTAATTTAGAAATATCTACTAGAGCAATACTAGATCCGACTCCTTCGACAAAGAATTCTTTAAGAAAATATTTGTCTCCAACAGCAGGATCACTAAATGTAACCATCATGCCATTTGACAACGTAACATCAATATCTGTTACTGTTGCAGTAAAGACATATGTAGATTGTCCAACAATATCTCTGTCAACTACTAAACCAGGCACAGCAATATCAATTACTTCTGTAGTATCTGTGCCCATCCAATAATATTGAGAATAGTTTACAAGTTTGTCCCAATCGATGTGAGGGTTATAAGAGTATACTTGCGACTTAAATAATCTATCTAAATTTTCTACATTGCCGCCTTTAACTGATATCTCGTTAATTAAATCATCGTACGACTGCACATCTTGAATATTTCCAAGCGCATCATTGGTAACCAGTGCAGGATCTAATTGATAATTCTTTCTTAATGCAGTATTCTCAGAAATATAAACATCACTGGTAGAATTGAATGTAGGTGTTCGCTTTGACCCTACATATCCGTCAAGGCGTTCCAATTGTGCAGGCTGCATTAACTGATCTAATGTACTAGCTAGAAATTTTGCATTCCTATCAGTCTGCAATGTGATTGGTAAAAAATTAACTGTTTGAATAGTTGCGGTGGTCATTATTAAGAATTATTTGCGTTAGTTACAATAGCAGTGGTATTTAATTGGCTGGCGGTGATTGCAGATACAACTTCTATGTCTGCAGCCGTAGCACCACTTATAAAGATTTCGTTACTTTGACAAGAAATTTCGTACAGGCTTCCAAAATTGTTTATAGTCGGCACTATGACAAAATTTGTAACGTCGGGGGTTAACAAATTCATAACGTATGCAGACAATTCACTAAAGTAAAAACTTTGTCCAAAATCCCAATTTTCTAAGGCAAAGAAATTATTAATTGCAGCTAGAACATTTGAAATAATTTCGTTTTGACTTTTCGTACTCGACGCCGATTGCACTACTTTAAATTTAGCCTGTAGGCTAGCAGGTGCCGTTGTACCAAATAATACTTTGTAGGTAACTGGTTGATAAATTATTTCATCACTAATGGTTTTAATAGGTTCGAGATCTTCTGCATAATTTGCTTGAAGGCTTTGACTAGTAGGAGGAGTCGGCTTTGATCCGTTTCCGGTAGTCAACCAATTTCTAAATTCACTGTTATATGCCGAAGTTAGCATATAAACATCTATAATGTTGCTCTTACTAGGATCAATTCTATATTCTTGTCCAGTGTTATGTTTATATTGGAATTTAATTCCACTTCTGCCCAAATAACATAGATATGTAGGAGCATAAACTAATTGTAGTCCATTAGAACTGACTGTTTTCACTGCATTGTCGGCAACTATATAATACAAATAGTCACGATCGAGCCCTGCATTTAATGCATCAGTATCAGTGTTGTAAACAACATATAAAGAACTATCTACTAAATCATATGACACACCATCGGTACTTAATTTAAACATTACATAAGAATCCGAAGTACCGGTGTTAATACTACCGACAATGTTGTCAAAAGAATCAGGATCGGTCATTTGACTGACATTACCAGACCCTTCGTGGGTATAAAAACTTACCAATACTTTACTAGGATCAACATAACCGTCTGACTCGATAATTGCATTATCAATTTGCCAAGTATAGTCTGTTCCTAAAGGAGACGAAGTCTCTGGTGCAGGATTAACTGACAAAACGTCAATTAAATCTTTAACTACTGTGTTGTTTGTATAATCAAAATTCACACTAGAAGAATCTACCATAAACCCAGTTTGTTTAACACTTTGAAAAATATAATCGCAGGTTCTATATAGAACTTTATACGATGTTCCTGTCCACGTGAATGCCACTAACCAACTGGCATCTTTGTTTGTATTAGAGGAATCATTTTGATTAGCAAGACTAAAATTATCAACTAGATTTAAATTGGTGTCTAAAATAATATTCCATACTCGGTTTGTAACATCGAAACTTAAACCAAAATTAGTCTGCGACAGGCACAGATTTACAATGTTAGATTCAAATGCATATGAGAAAGAATTAACAAACGCTGGTATAATTTCTACAGGAATTGCACCATTGCCTATAATGTTACTAAAAATAATAGGCCCAGTTCCGTCGCTTAAATTACCGATACCAGAATTAGATCCATCGCCGATGACTTGTAATACTGTGGTCCATAGATAATTAACTGTTTTACTAGATTGTACAGATGTTATTTTTCCGTTAGGCAAGAAATAATTACCGCTAGGTGGAACAAATTTAATCATTGCTCCAGGAGTAATATAAGATAACGGAGTAGTGGCACTAGACCCCGCTGGTTGAGGGACAGGATTACTTTGTGTAGTTAAATTAAAATATCCTCTACTTTGTCCTGCAACTGTATTAGATAATTTCCAAACTATATTTGCAAAATCGGAATAATTTGTAGATGTTACAGCATATAGAGATTTTCTATATTGTTCTAGATAAAACGATAACAATGCTCGACTTGCAATAATAGGTGCCAATTGTTGCTTAACTGCTGCGTGTATCTGGCTATTGCTAGTAAAAGTAAAATTAAAATTATTTTGTTTATCAGATTTATATAAAATTCCATCGTCGGCAAATATGTTGGTAGAGCTGTATTTTCCGCTGACATCACTTAATTCAAAATATTTGCTAACGCCGCTGGTTACTCTAGCAACGCTTTTAACTTTTAAAACATTACTAGTAACAGTTAAAGGGGCAGTATTATAATCTTCAGCAGTTACCATACGATTCTGTATGTAATATTGCTGAGGCGCCTTTTGTTGTATTGATTGATTAGTTTCAGGAGCAGCACTATTACTAACAGTATATTGTAATCCCAATGTTAGTGTTAATGTATTAAGCTGACCTGCTTTGTTGAAGTATCCTATATCAACACTAATGCCGCTCATTTGTCGAGGTGTGATAGAATAGAACAATCCATTGCTTGTTCTATAATATAAAATAAATTGGCCTTTGGGCAAATTTCCAAAGCTGCCGTCGGCAAAGTTTAAATCAATTTGATCAGAATCACGAGTAGTTACACTATAAACATTTCTAATGTCTCGACTAATGCTGTTATAGATAATATTATTTCCCGATATCGACGGAACCTGTGTCCAAGTATCAGCAGGATAAGCTCCGGATGGCATTAGTTGCCATAGCCAGACATCGGTGTTATTAATACCGATAACATTAATTCCAATAATTTCGTCGGCAACAGGATTATTCAAGGTAAAACTACTTAGAGCTAGATTACCTTGCTTAAACATAACAAAAAATCCAGTATTGGCGCTGCCTGAACCCTGGTTATCATTTTGATATATCATACTTACTGCACTGCCGGGCTTAGGCGACGATTCGTATATATAATCTTTTCCGGAGAATGCAGCAGGAACAATTTCAAAATTCATATATGTTCCATTAATATCCTGACTAAAGCCATATACCGGAACATCTGTATTAGAGCTGTTTAACAGATACTGTTCAGTGTATATCCCGTTTAGGTTTGTATTTCTATCGTTAGGAACACCAAATGACATAGATCCGGGCATTGCCGAATTCATAATGGTTATAAATTGTTGGTACCAGTTAGTATTAGTAGGGTCGTTCCAAGAAATAGATGTATTTGCAAGGTTAACTCCTGTAGAATCTATAACACTTTCTGTAGTAGATATTGAAGTTATTTTTAGCAATCCGCTGGCAGGAATATTACGTTTAGGAATATAACTAATTAACTGTGCTAGACGTAGTATACTATCTCGACGCTGTGCTGTTTCTAAAAAGTTTTCACGTGCATTTAAATCAATGCGAAAACTTAAATTTTGCCCCATATAAGCAATAAGATCAACTAAAGCAATATATTCGCTACTATTGATAAAATCGTTAAAATCTTCTGGATAATTTTCTTGTAGATAAGAGATTAAAATACGACGAATAGTATCAAAATCGTAACTTTGAAAATCTGCGTTACGAAAGGATTGATAGATTTTAGTCCAATCTTCTGTAACTAATAAGTGTGAGTTTGTTGCTGGAATGGTCATATTATTACTCTATACCGTATTTATTGTATGCATAAACCAGGTACATTATTGTCGTTGTACCGATAGGCCGATGTTTTGATCAAACGTTAATACTAAATTTGTGGATTGATTTGTTTTATTCAAGACCAAAGTTATCTCTATAATATATCCGGCGGTATATTCTGATAGCTTTATTTGTGTAGGTGTTGCTCGAGGATCACTTTTACAAATAGTCATAATATCAGTGTTTAATGCTTCCTTGGTCTGTGGTGTCATTGGTTCCATTAAAAGATCCCATATGATACTTCCGAACGTAGGATTCATAACTCGTTCGCCCTTACGAGTATTAAACTGATTTAAAATATCTTGAGTAATCAGATCGAGATCGTACAACTTTGATGTAGTATTACTGGGATTCTGTGTGCTGAATCCTACATAAAATTGATTAGTCTTTGTCACCTGCTGCTGAACAGCATTGGCATTGGTTATTTCGATTGATTTGTACGGCATGATAATATTTATTGAGAATTTTGTCCAATAATTATTGAGTGCCCTAAATTATCTGTTAGTATCCCGTTAGATTTTTTAGAGTTAGGACCTGTTGCGTTTGTACCAATACTAGATTGTAATTGTGCCACAAAACATTGATACAGACCAGATTTGGTAGTGTTTACATCTGGAGAATTATATCCGACTTTACGATATGCTGTATTGAAATACCCTGGATCATTCTGAGATACATTTACATTATCTAACATATACAACACCGCAAGATATGATGCAATGGTAACGTCTAATGCAAGTTCCGGATTATCTACCAAATAGGTCGGACTAGGAACCAATGCTCTTACATATAATTCTCTGCTATATTTTGTATAGTTTGCACGACCGGCGATTTGTATAAATCCTCGGCCAATAAATATTGCACCATCGCCTGGTTGTGTGTTACCTAATCCCTTGCCTAAATAAGTTTGATATCCGTATAAGAATTCAGGCAAACTATTATTGGGGTTACCGACATATTGTTGAGCCAATGCGGTATCTCCTCTAAACACAGTAGGGTATACTTCAAGCAATCTTGCTGCTGAACTATAATTAAAATCTTGAGCAACAGGTTGCCATTGATTTTCTCCCCCCACTATAGATAATAAAGATGCTACTGCATTAATACCAGTTAATCCTAATCGTGCTGCGGCTGCGCTGATTGCAGAGATGCCAGGAAGGCTTGACGGATTGTTAATAACTGCTGCATAGGTAGGATTAGGTACTCCTGTAATAATTTCAGGAGAATGTGCCATTGTTTGTATCCCCGCATTTGAACTCGGACTAACGCCGGCTGCAACTCTATCACTAGGAGGAATAGTATTTCCGCCTGACGAATTATTTGTCGAGCCGCCCGAAGAGTTTCCGTTTGAAGATGCTCCTCCCGACTGTTGTGCCGAATTATTACTAGGCGGAGGCGGAGGAGGCGGAGGTGGCGAGCCAGGCGGTGAGGGAGAGCCAGGTGGCGGTGGCGGAGGTGGGGGTGGTAGCGGTGGCACACTAGGTGCATCCGCCGTAGTTATATCTGTTGCTTCAGGAGTAAACTTATCGGGAGCAACATTTTCATGATCGTCCCACGGCTCGTGAGTAGGAACCCTGAGCATGATACTCTTAATATCATCTGTTTTATATTTGATTTCAGGAGCCCACGGTTTACTAGGTGAGCGATTCGGTAGGCTGAATATTTTTAATTCCGGGGGTAAAGTTGATGAATCAGCGTTAGTAGGAGCAGGAGCCGCAGGACCATTCAAGTGTATTTGAACACCTGTTTGTATTATGTTGCCATTTGCATCAATACTAAAATCGCCGCCGGTGCCTATCTTGAGCGATTCTCCAGAAATAATATGTGTATCATTTCCGGTAGTTGCTTTAAAATCTTTTGCAATAGCAAGATTTAAATCCTGACCAATTGTACTACGTGTAGTTCCACCCACGGTATGATCTAAATCATTTTTAAATCCTATTTTACCATAATCATCAACTAGTAAAAAATAATGGCCGGTTACATTAGTCTCCATATTACCTAGGGCACGAATATTAAAATTTCGCCCTGCTTCTAGGTTAATATCTCTATCAGCTCTAAAATTAAAATCAACTTTACTGTGTATGCTAACACTGTCTGTGGCAAATATATCAATCTTCCCACCGCTGGTCATTTCTAACCAGGCAGTACCTTTACTATTAGCAATATAAATTAAATCATGACTGTTATGTAAAAGAATCTGATGGCCGGTTCTTGTACGGATTCGTACTAGCTCATTTTGCCCATTGATGTCACCGTCGTCCATTACAAATGTACTACCACCTAGTCGACTTACAGGAGCATCTATTCCAGAGCCATAGCCAATTTTACCAGTTTTCCCGTTAGGGTCTAGCGGGCCTGGGGTACTAATACCAAATACCTGGCTAGGCACTTCTCGTCGAGCACTAGTTGTAGTAATTCCCCGAACAGTATCTAATAATAGACCTTGTGCTAGCAATCTATCTGCAAAAGGATGCACAGGTTTTTTTATCTTGTTAGGATTAGGTGTATCGCCGCGGTCAACTGTTTTTAAATATTCACCAACAGGAAGATATTTTGTTCCGTATCTTGCTTCTTGTTCAGGTGTTATATCAGTGTACTGACTAGCAGCAATACCCGGCACCATATGATTTTGAAACATATCCTGAACACAGCCTATCCAGTATCCCTGATTAGGATCTCCGTCTAGAAAAATAACCAACACTCTAGATCCCACATCCGGTGGTATCATCCACATACCGTAACTCTTTTGAACATCGTTAAAGTTCTTTGATTCATTTCCTTGGAATTTAGGATTTGTAACTCCGTAGAATGGACTTAGATATCTAACAATATATGTATTTCCTTGATTTTTTACATCAGGTTGAACACTTTTAACAAGAGATACTTCTAGCATACCCATATAGGTAGCATCTAGGTGATTAGTAATTTCTGCAAGAAACGGTCCCGGTGACGGAAGCGGTCTTGTTGCTCTATTATCAGATCCCATTTAATTTACCTTATCGATTTAACATTATTTTATCTAGCGGATTGGTTCCTGCACTTACACTACCAAATTGTGATGTAACAGACTTAGAAAGATTTCCAGCATTATTAACAGCATTTCCAAAATTAGAATTAATCAAAGATTGCCTAGATTCTACAGATCCATTATTCCCAGCAATGCCAGATAATTGAGAATAAGCAGAAAATACCCTGCCAGCAGCAACTACTGAATTAACACCAGAGATTACATTGTTTAAAGATGCGGCCGGATTTTTAAATGCTTGTGACGAGCTGTTTAATGCTTCATTTAATGCAGCTGGCGATAACTGAGCTGGCGATATTTGCGATACATTATTTACACCATATGCACTTGCTAAAGTAGATTTATTCAATGTATTAAGATACTGAGAATCTGGAATAGGATCAGGTGCTATAGTCGGCGGCGATGTTGGTGGCAACGATGCAATTCCCTTTACCGATAAAGAATTTAAATTTATGCCTTGTGCAGACGCCTGTGCTATACAAGTATTTGCAGGGACCACTTTTGCTATTCCAGTTAGCTGAGATAATACTTTACTCTGAAGATTAGTATCTAGTCCAGCTATTTGAGATGAATTAATTCCAAACTGAGCAGCAATTGCTAAGGGATCTCCAACTGTTGCCAAGGTCTTCGTAGGTACACACTGTGCACCACCTATTAAATTAGAACCTCGAGAACCTAGGTTAGCAGCAGCAGTTATGGCGTTAAATCCTAACTGACTCGCCACACCCGGTATTGCTGTGGCATTAGCAGGCAATGTGGCACCTTGAGCCAATACTCTCTGAGCAGTAACTATACCGCCTGCTGCAACAATGTTGTTAACAGGAGTAGCAGGGTTATATAATACCGATGCCCCTTTCCCGATACCTGATCCCGGAACTGCTACTTGATTAATAATATTAGTTGCTTTTGCCACAATCGAATTAGCTAGTTGTAGAGTAGGACTATTGATGCCGGCTACACGAAGTGTATTTGATACTTGGTTTAATAAAGCAGCAGGTCCCAATATTTGTTGCTGCAAGGCAGACACGCCGGATACTTGTAACGGTATACCTAGAGGTGAATTTCCGGGTATAGAATTACCATATATCTGCAACGGAGATTTAGAAACACCTGCAAGGTTAGGATTTGCACCACTGACCTGAGTTAATAGGTTATTAGTGTTTCCTCCTAGTCCTCCTGTAGCATTAGTAAAATTACTCAATTCCCCCGGAAGTCCGGGACTTGGTAATCCTCGTTGTTGCTGATTTAATAAACTAAGAGTATCAGCGCGACTGCCCGATTGTCCAGTATCAGTGTTAACAACTGCCGATGGAGGTGACGCATTTTCCTGCACAGTCGACAACGAGTCTGAGGTTCCTGAAAATGCCGGAGTATTCGAAGATGTAGCATTTGAATCTAAAATTTGTCCAGGTATCCTATTAAGTTTTAATACCTGTTTAAATACTCCATCTTTAAATGTTGATAAAATTGTCATAACTTTATAAACACCACTAAACGGAACTAGTTTAGGATCAAACTCGTATCTTCCACCAGACGACAAAGGTCCTATATCGATAGGATTTCTAAAATTAAGTGTTACAAAAATTTGCCCTTGTATACAATGAGCTTCTCCATCCGATGTTATTTGAGGAGATTGTCCGGGCACTGGCAAATAATTCCCTACACCACCTGTGACTATGAAATAAGGGTCTCCTAATATTTCTATCTCACACGTCAGAAGACTTTGAGCATTAATAAAGGCGTTATGCATTTGCACTGCCATTACTGAGTAGGGGTCGGCTTGTAGCGGGGCCGACGATTTAGAATTAACTTTTGTAGGACCTGCTGTTTGAACATATTGCCCTACTGGAACTCCCGAACTCTCTGTATTTTGTACAGGATCTGCATTTCTAGTAGGAGTTGTCCTATTCTGTGTTGATTTAGCATCTCTCGATGGAGGGGATTGTTCTTGTGCTAGAGCAGGAGCAGCCTCAGAGTGCCATAAATTATCAAAGTGTAAATTAAATTTTAATAAATCAACATTCTTTCCTGTATAGATATAATTGTATTCTCTTAGACTATATTTTTTTAATTTAGAAGCATCTATCTTTTGATTATCAAATCCCGGCACAGCAGTATAGTGAACCTTATGTGGTAACACCAAATAATTAATAGTCTGGTAGTAACGCTTTAAATCGTTACTAAATGTAGATTTGTTTAATAGTTGTGGCACTACTATAAAATAGTCAAGCATTCCTGTGTCGTCTATAACGCTTTTAGGATCTTGCATTAACTTTTTTAATAAATCTCGAATATATTTCGAATCTCGAATAACATTTGTTATGCAATCAAGTAACGGAGTACCGTCAGGAAACTGCCCTGTGCTGCCATAGGTGGGTTCTATCTGATATGATGCAGGGTTCTTTGTATTTTGATCAGGATCGGGTTGAGCGGTGCCTTTGGCCTTAGTAGCATTAGGTTGTGTAGTCTTTACTGGGTCTGGCATAACATAATTATTATTTCTAGAATAATCTGTTATATCAGACGACCCAAACATATTGCTGTTTTCTAATGTATCTCCGCCTGTATAATCACTGTTAGGAAATTTTATAAAATATTCATCATGGTCATTACCAGTATACCCTGTCTTTTTATCATCTTCTTTAATTTGTTCATTGACGGCCTTGGTCAAGTTATACAATACAGTAAAAACTTTTTTACCGTTCATCTTGATAGATTTCTTCAACGTACCTTGTACATATCCAAGTGCTGTTTCGCTTGCGTTGAATCCTTTGCATTTATAAACTGTACCTCGCTCGTCAACTGTGATATCAACTTCTCCGATCCTTATAACAAAATATCGAGTGGCTTTATCTATTTCTGGTACAGAGCTAGGTAGTCCGTCGCCGTCGGGATACCCTGTAAATTGTAATTTTAATACAAAATTAGCTGTAGCATACGAAGGATATCCTGCTGCTTGAGCTGATACCTTTAAAGCTTCAAGAAATCCATTAACACTATAGGGCTCTATAACATGGAATGCAATTGTTTGCGGTTGGGTGGTGCTACCTCGTTCATTAAATCCTACTGTACTTTCAATTTCGACATTGTCAATGAACATATCAAATCGGCCAGGCCCTTCTCCTGTTCCCGAATTACCTTTGCCGCCATCCCGCAATATAACATTTTTTAAAGTACCGTTTCGATATGCAGCAGGATTATTCAGTCCATCTTTATCTAATGCACCTAATGTAAATTTATATGTTGAAGATCTGTATTTGTTTAATACATTTTTTTCTGTTCCTTGAACAACATCAGGAGTAGGTTGAGTACTAGAATTAGTAGTCGGCGAGCTTGCAGCACCTGCAGGAGAAGACGACGGTGTCTTTCTTTCGGCATCATTAGTAGTAGCAGGTATTGTCGAAGCAGGCGGTGGGGGCGGTGGGGGACTAGCAGCCGGTGCATTTGTTTTTCTTTGTATAGTAGGACCATACCCGGGAACATAATAATCTTTATCTGTACCTGCAAGTTTGCTACTAAGATCAACTGGAGGTATATCTGGTAATGCAGCTACTTGGTCAACTGCTTGATTATAAGTTTGTTCAGAAACCTGTTTTCCATTAACGTAAAATTTATCTACGCCGTTAGCCTGAGTATGTGAAAGCGACACTGCCATCTTAAATTCCTAATGTAGATTTAAGTGTAGTTAACTGCGGGAGATAAATCTTTGTACCTGCGTGTAAATCAAAAATAGGATCTTGAATAACATCAAGGTTTCTAACAGCAAAAACCCACCATAGGTTAACTTGGCCATACAAATCATAGGCTAACAAATCTGGTCTATGCTCGTAGCTCTTAGTAACTGTGAATAAAATATCGTCAGGTAATTTTGGAAAGGTAATAGAATTCCAAACATTTAAATATCCAAACCCTTGGTCAGTTGAATAATAAGGGCTGTATTTGCTATAACTTGTCGACATATTATACCCCTAATCCATTGCCTGCTAAGAAATCTGTTACTGATGCTCCTAACATTTCTGCTCGACTAAACATTACTTTACAATTAACTGCAATTGTAGATTTTATTGGTACTAAATGATTTCCAAAGCTGCTGCTAGTTGTTTGATAATAGTCCACATCATTAGGGAAATCATTTTTAAAACTTGTTATTGCTACCGGAATATTGGCCAGCATATGAGGGCCGTAGGCATTTAATCTACAAATAGGCGGTGGACTACCTGCATCAGAATCTGTACTAAATCTCATTTTAGTCAAAGCACGCAATAAAAAAATCGTTGACAAATAAACTTGAGCATCTGTATCGTTTTGTACTGTAAATATTCCCGATATAGATATATCTTCTACTGAACTAGCCTTATAAAAATTAATAGCATAGTTGCTATGGGTAGGTGTTATAGTAGTATATGCTGCTTTATGTTCAAAACTAATCTGCGGGGTATAAGGAAATATTATCGACTGTAAATTACTCAGTTCTTTTTTATCAGATCCTCCTGTAAAATATCCACTAACATAATCACTGGGCACTTTAATAGTAACTCTTAAATCAGGACCGGATGATCCTCCGCTATTACTTCCCTGGCTACTGCTGCTTTGATTGCCAATATCAACTGAATCCACGGGTGTAGGAGTATCTGGAGGTGCTCCGAATCCTACCCCGCCTAGGTCTCTTGTCGGCCCGTCATTGGTCAACGATCTTGGATCAGTAGCAGGATCAAAAAAGCCGCGACCTGCACCACCAGTTTTATACAATGTCGATCTAGGATCAGTATAAGTGTTTAATGTGCTTCGTCCTGCACCTAAAATTTGATCGGCCATATGAGAAATATTCCTTTATCTCTTATTTAACCAGATAAATAATGTGCTATTTTAATAACAATGGTTGACACTGCCCATTCATATGTTATAATCAATATTAAAGGATAATAATAATAAGATGACTATTGGATTCACAATAAGAAAGCAGAAGTACCTAAACAACCGAGACCTATTAGCAGAAATACACCGTTCAAAATGTTCTTTTTCAAGTTTTACACAACCTGAATACCAACAGCACGACATTATTTTAACTAGTCTCGATAAAATTAACATTAGAACTGTTGCTGATGCAAAACGAGCCAGGGCTAAAAGAATAGGCATTGCTGCATTTGCTGCAGCTCGTATGTCAGGTGACAAGAAAACTAAACTAGCAGACTGCACACCTGATTACAAAACCATTGCCAAAACGGACATCGTAATCCGTATTATGACCTTTGAACACATTCCATTGGCTCCGGGTCGTAAGAAAACTGTCAAGAATACTGCAGACAGTCACGAAAAAGTAAACTTTCCACCCTACCAGCATTGGAAATTTAACGACAAAGATGAATTAATCTGTGTAGGGAAATCACATTGGAAAGGTGGAGTAGACAAAGGACACTTTAGCAAGGACCACGGGCGCATCACAGAAAACCTCGGTAAGATGTTTATCAAGTTAAGCGAACGCTATGCCCAACGATCAAACTGGCGTGGTTATACCTACATCGACGAAATGAAAGGACAGGCTATCCTACAATTAAGCCAAATTGGACTACAATTCGATGAGAGCAAATCAGAAAACCCATTTGCCTACTATACCGCAGCAGTAACAAATAGCTTTACTCGTATTTTAAACATCGAGAAGAAGAGTCAAAATATCCGCGATGACCTATTAGAAGAAGCAGGATTAACACCAAGTTTGACTCGTCAGAACAGTCAAGAGTATGCAGAAGAAATTGCTCGTCAGGCAGAACTATACAAGAATATGCGTATGCCCAAGAGTGAGGAAGTTTCTGAAGAAGAAGAAATAGAAAACGAAGATATTTGACGTTGACCTTTATAGTTAGACTCGCTATACTTTTTATAGGAGAACTATAATAATGGGTCTATTTAAAAAAGTTGCTGCGATGACAGACATTCATTTTGGTCTTAAGTCCAACTCAGCAACACATTTGCAGGACTGTGAAGAATTCGTAGATTGGTTTATTTCAACCGCCAAGGAGCAAGGGTGTGAAACTTGCATATTCCTTGGCGATTGGAGTCACAATCGAAATAGTCTAAACCTCTTTACTCTACACAGCAGTATTCGCTGCCTAGAAAAATTAGGTGCTGCCTTTGAGCAGTTCTTTTGGTTCCCCGGCAACCACGATTTGTTTTACAAAGACAAGCGTGACATTCATTCCTCGGCCTTTGGTCGCCATATTCCAGGAGTCACCGTCATAGAGGGTGTAACAACTCTTGATGATGTCACCCTAGTCCCGTGGCTTGTTGGGGATGAGTGGAAAGATATCAGTAAAGTAAAAAGCCGGTATATGTTTGGGCACTTTGAATTACCTCTGTTCTATATGAATGCCATGGTACAGATGCCCGATCACGGTGAATTACAAGCAGAACATTTTAAACACCAAGATTATGTGTTCAGCGGCCATTTCCACAAGCGCCAACAGCGAGGAAAGATTGTCTATATTGGCAACGCCTTTCCTCACAACTTTGCCGACAACTGGGATGACGAGCGAGGTATGATGGTTCTAGAGTGGGGCGGCGAACCTGAGTTTATCAACTGGCCAGATTGCCCCAAGTATCGTGTGGTTAAACTGTCTGACCTTATTGATCAGAAAGACAGCATTATGAAATCTAAAATGCACCTACGGGTAAACTTAGACATCGATATCAGCTATGAAGAAGCAAATTTTATCAAAGAAGAATTCAATAAAAATTATGACATTCGAGAAATTAGTCTAACTCAGGATAAAAGCAACTTAGACGGCATCATCGAAGAAAGCCAAGATGCCAAGTTTGAATCAGTAGACCAAATTGTCACTGAACAGTTACTCAGTATCAATTCCGATCAATACAACATCAACACTCTACTAGAAATTTACAATGAACTTTAATATAAAGAATTTAACCGTAAAGAATTTTATGAGCGTGGGTCAAAATACCCAGGCAGTAGATTTTGATCGCGAATCCTTGACTTTAGTTTTAGGTTCTAATCTAGATCTAGGCGGCGATGATACCGGTTCTAGAAATGGCACTGGCAAGACTACCATTATTAATGCTCTAAGTTATGCTCTGTACGGTCAAGCACTTACCAACATTAAGAAAGAAAACTTAATCAATAAAACCAACAGCAAGGCCATGTTGGTCACTGTTGAGTTTGAAAAAGGTGGTAATCTTTATAGAATTGAACGCGGTCGCAAACCCAATGTGCTCAAGTTGTTTGTCAACAATGATCAGATTAAAACTGAAGAATTAGAAGACGATAGCCAAGGTGATAGCAGAGAAACACAAAAGGCCATCGAACAGATGCTGGGTATGAGCCATACTATGTTTAAACATCTTGTGGCGTTGAATACCTATACTGAACCGTTCCTAGCCATGCGAGCTGCTGATCAACGAGAAGTCATCGAACAACTGCTAGGTATTACTCAATTAAGTGAAAAAGCAGAAACATTGAAGGCCCTGGTTAAAGAAACCAAGGATGCCATTGTATTAGAAACTGCTCGAATTGAAACTGTTAAGAAGTCTAATGAGAATATTCAGAAGAGCATCGACAGCTTAATTACTCGCGGCAATGCTTGGGAAACCAAGAAAGAACAAGATTTAACCAGCCTAGTAAACAATATACAAACACTGGTCACCGTGGATATCAATAACGAACTTGCTGCTCACGCTCAATTAAAAGTGTGGGAAGATAACAACAGCAAGATTATCAGCCTACAGAAACAGAAGTCTACTCTAGAAAGTGCTGTAACACAAGCAGACAAAACTCTTACCAAGTATAATAAAGAATTAGAAAAGTTAGAAACTAAACAATGTCCAGCCTGTGAACAGGATCTTCACGATCACAAGCACGAGGAAATGACTGCCACGGTTACTAAAAATATCACCGATGCTTATACATATCTAGAAAAAGTATCGGCTGATTATCAAAAGATTGTAGACGAAATAACTGCCATCGGCGAACAGCCTAAACGACCTATTACATTCTACGATACAGAAGCAGAAGCACTGGGTCATAAAAATAACTTGGATAGCCTAGAAGCTCGATTGAATCAACGAGCAGAAGAAACTAACCCCTATGCTGAACAGGTTGAAGAACTAAAGAAAAGTGCCCTACAAGAAATCTCGTGGGACTCTATCAACGAGTTAACTAGGATTAAAGAACACCAAGAGTTCCTGCTAAAACTTTTAACCAATAAAGACAGCTTTATTCGCAAGAAGATCATTGATCAGAATTTAAACTATTTGAATAAACGCTTGAGTTATTATATCGACAAGCTAGGATTACCACATACTGTGGTATTCCAAAATGACCTAAATGTGGAAATTACTCAACTAGGTCAAGATTTAGACTTTGATAATTTAAGCCGAGGCGAGCGTAATCGACTGATTCTTTCTATGAGCTTTGCCTTTAGAGATGTATGGGAAGGACTGTACCAGAGCATTAACCTGTTGTTCATCGACGAGCTTGTTGATGCCGGTATGGACTCAGCGGGTGTGGAAAGTGCGCTAGCCGTGCTGAAGAAAATGGCTCGAGAACGAAATAAGAACATTTACCTTATATCTCACAAGGATGAATTGGTGGGCCGTGTAAATAGTGTCCTCCGAGTGGTAAAAGAGAACGGCTTTACTTCGTATAATAATGATTTAGAATATGTGGCTTGAATCTACAAAAGACCATGTAACCTGCGAAAAGTGCGGTAGCCAGGTGTCTAAGCTAACTTACAAACGGTATCACGGTGCCCAATGTATTTTGCTAGATGATCCGGAAATCGTACGAACACGAGCCGAGTATACGCAAGCATACTCAGATTTTGTGGCCGCACTTGTAGAAGTTAATAACTATCATCGTAGGTTCCTTAAATCTAGTGCCCTTAGATCAGGTACCGAGTTTAGGCATACTGTGGTTAGACTACAAAAATTGTGTATTGTTCTAAGAAACCGAAGCAAAGATATGGCCGAGGCATTTGATAAGAAGAAACGAGAAGTAGAGGCCAAAGAGCCACCAAAGAAGTATAAAAAGAAGAATGTGGACATACCAAAATCAAGCAGTGGAGACTCTTCCTGAAGATTGTGTAGGATTTGTATATCTTATCACGAACTTGACCAATGGTAGAAAATATATAGGCAAAAAACTAGCAAAGTTCTCTAAAACAACATATAAAACTGTTACACTAAAGAATGGCACTAAAAAGAAGAAGAAAATTAGAAGCAAAATATCAAGCGACTGGCAAACATATTGGTCTAGCTCAGACGAACTTAAAAAAGATATCGAATTGCTTGGCCAGAATAATTTTACAAGAGAAATATTATTCTATTGCAAAAGTAAAAGTGAATGCACTTATGTAGAAGCAAGAACCCAGTTTGAAAGAAAAGTATTAGAATCAGATGATTATTATAACGGACAGATAAGTTGCAGGATACACCAATCACATATAAAAGGCAAGATTTAATAAATATTAGTGCCAGTCGCGATGCGTCAACATCCACTGACTCTAACAGTTATGAAGGAACTATCAGCATGCCTATTTACCTCTATGTAAAAACCCACAACAAAACTGGGTTAAAATATCTTGGCAAGACTATTTCTATTGATCCGCATTTATATCAAGGTTCGGGCACCGTTTGGAGGCGACATATCAAAAAACACGGATATGATGTAACTACTGAAATTTTGCTTGAAACTACTAATCTATCTGAAATTAAAGAAGCCGGAATTTACTATTCAAATTTATGGAATATTGTAGAATCCAAAGAATTTGCTAATATTGTCCCAGAGATGGGAGACGGTGGCGCTATGCCGTGGACCATTGAAAGCAGACAAAAACTTTCAAGGACAAATAAAGGCAAAAAACATACAGAAGAATCTAAGAAGAAATATAAAGAAGCACAACAAAAACAGGCACAACATCTAAGTAAAAAAACAAAAGAATATCTAGCAATTCCAGAAAATTATAAAAAAAGATGTAACCAACTAGCAGCTAATTGGAATATTCCAGGATACCGAGAACGGATGTCCGAGAAAATGTCCTCCTTAAAATGGTGTAACGACGGTATTAGAAATTATCGTAAGTCTGTTATTCCAGAAGGAATGGTTACG